AGTTGTTACGACTGACCAAATGGGTGGCTCAATCAAAAAGGCTCAGGTTGGTCACGTAATCATCACTGTGGCTAAGACACTTCAACAAAAGGAGATGAACTTGGCAACAATTGCAATCACCAAATCCCGTTTGGGTAAGGACGGAGTTGTTTTTGAAAACTGTAAATTCAATAATGAATTATTGGAGATTGATACTGAATCATCAGTAACTTTCTTAGGTTTTGAAGAACAACAAGAAGAAAGAAAAAGAGATAGAGTTAAGGAGCTTCTTGAGAAAAGAAAAGAAAGAGAAGCACAGCAAAAAACAACTTAATTAAATATCTACTTTTTTTGAAAAAAACTTATTTTTTTTATTAAAACTAATGGTCGGTTATATGCCGACCATATATTTATCATTAAAATCAACGATTTTTTGATAAAAAAACTACATTTTAAAATTTAAACAATGGACATTTCAAACAGGATTTTATCGGAGATTACAGTGTATATGAAATACGCTAAGTATATCCCAGAACTAAAGAGAAGAGAGACATGGCAAGAACTTGTCACAAGAAACATGGAGATGCACATCAAGCAGTATCCAGAAATCGAAAAGGAGATTAGAGAGAATTACATGTATGTTTACAGAAAGCAGGTATTACCTTCAATGAGGTCAATGCAGTTCGCAGGTAAACCAATTGAAATTTCACCTAACAGAATTTACAATTGTGCCTTTGCACCGATTGATGATTGGAGAGTATTCTCTGAAATCATGTTCCTACTTTTGGGTGGAACAGGTGTAGGTTATTCAGTTCAGAAACATCACGTTGAGGTTCTGCCTGAAATTAGAAAACCAAATAAAGAAAGAGGAAGAAGATGGTTGGTTGCTGACTCAATCGAAGGATGGGCTGACGCTGTTAAAGTGTTAGTTAAATCATATTTCTTCGGTGGTTCAAAGATTGAATTTGATTTTTCAGACATCAGACCTAAAGGAGCAAGACTTGTTACTTCAGGGGGTAAAGCACCTGGTGCTCAACCACTTAAAGAATGTCTTATCAAATTGGAAGGTATTCTTGATTCTAAAGAAAATGGCGACAAACTAAGACCAATTGAAGTACATGATATCGTTTGTCATATTGCAGATGCGGTATTGGCTGGTGGTATCAGAAGAGCGGCTCTTATCTCATTATTCTCAGCAACTGATGAAGAAATGATTGGATGTAAGAGTGGTGCTTGGTGGGAAACAAATCCACAAAGAGGTAGAGCTAATAACTCTGCAGTTTTGATGAGACACAAAATCACCAAAGATTACTTCATGGATTTATGGAAGAGAATTGAAGCGAGTGGAGCGGGTGAACCTGGTATCTACTTATCAAACGATAAAGATTGGGGAACAAACCCTTGTTGTGAAATTGCGTTAAGACCATTCCAATTCTGTAACCTTACAGAGGTTAACGTATCTAACGTTGCATCTCAAGAAGATTATGAAGATAGAGTTAGAGCGGCTTCTTTCATCGGAACATTACAAGCGGGATACACAGACTTCCACTACTTAAGACCAATTTGGCAAAGAACAACTGAAAAAGATGCGTTGATTGGAATTTCAATGACAGGTATCGGTTCAGGTGCGGTTTTAGGTTTGAATATGAAATCTGCGGCTAAGGTAGTTAAAGAAGAAAACAAAAGAGTTGCTGAGTTAATAAAGATTAATCCGTCGGCAAGAACAACAACAGTTAAACCTGCGGGAACAACATCTTTAACATTAGGAACATCTTCAGGTATTCACGCTTGGCACAATGATTATTATATCAGAAGAGTTAGAGTTGGTAAGAATGAAGCGATTTATTCACACTTGAAGACTCATCACCCTGAATTAGTTGAAGATGAATACTTTAGACCACACGACACAGCGGTTATTGGAATTCCACAAAAAGCACCTGAGGGGTCAATCTTAAGAAACGAATCACCAATTCAATTATTGGAGAGAGTGAAGAAAGTTCAACAAGAGTGGATTAAACCAGGACATAGAAATGGAAACAACGCTCACAACGTATCGGCAACTATCTCAATCAGAGAACATGAGTGGCCAGCAGTTGGTGAGTGGATGTGGGATAACAAAGAAGCATATAATGGATTGTCAGTTCTTCCTTATGACGGAGGAACGTATATTCAAGCACCATTCGAAGACTGCACCAAAGAAAAGTATGAAGAATTAATGGAAACACTTAAAGATGTTGATTTATCTAAAATTATTGAAATGGATGATGATACTGATTTGAGAGGTGAAGCAGCTTGTGCTGGAGGAGCATGTGAAATTACATTAGTATAAAATGGAATCACAAAATATAAAAAGGGAGAAGCCAAAACTTCTCCCTTCTCATTTTTATGAAGAAAATGGTAGAACGGTATTCACTGAGGAATATCATGTAGAGAGAGGATATTGTTGTGGAAATGGGTGCAGGCATTGTCCGTTTGAACCTAAGGCTCAAAAAGGAAATATCTATTTAAGAAAAAAATAATCCAAGTATATTTATCTCATATGGCAGATGGAGTTACATATGGTATAAATTTCCCATTTCAGGATTCAACACGAGGTGATTATTTACAACTAACCGAGTTTCAAAGACAAGAGGTTAGAGCGGATTTGATTCATCTATTATTGACAAGAAAAGGTTCAAGATATTATCTCCCTGATTTTGGGACAAGACTTTACGAATATGTTTTTGAACCTTTCGATGGATTAACATTCAGTGCGATTGAAGCGGACATCAGAGATTCAATTCAAAGATACATGCCAAACTTGTTAGTTAATAAAATAACTATCGAACCTGCGGATGTTGCAAATGAAACAGATACTCAAGCAAATACAACAAGTGTTGGTGATGCTAAAATGTATGACATATATAGATTACCTGGTAAAGGGACTGCAGACTACACTGCAAAAATTAAAATAGATTACGCAACAAACTCACAAACATTTAGTGAGAGTGATTTTATAATTATCAATATTTAAGATAGATGGCAAATCGTAAAATATCATATACTACAAGAGATTATCAAGGTGTAAGAGCTGAACTTATAAATTATGTTAGAACGTATTATCCTGAATTAATTCAAGATTTTAACGATGCATCTGTATTCTCAGTATTCTTGGACTTAAACGCTGCAATTTCAGATAACCTAAATTATCAAATTGATAGAAGTATACAGGAAACTGTTCTTCAATATGCACAACAAAAGTCTTCAATTTATAACATTGCCAGAACATATGGTTTAAAGATACCAGGTCAAAGACCATCAGTTGCTTTAGTAGATTTTTCAATAACAGTTCCAGCATTTGGTGATAAAGAAGATGAAAGATATTTGGGAACTTTGTTAAGAGGTTCACAGGTTGTTGGTGCGGGTATTGTTTTTGAAAACGTAAACGACATTGATTTTACATCACCATATAACTCAGAAGGTTTTCCTAATAGATTGAAAATACCTAACTTCAATGCTAACGGTGTTCTTGTAAATTATACAATAACTAAAAGAGAAGTTGTTGTTAACGGTATCACCAAAGTATTCAAGAGAGTTATCACACCTAACGATGTTAAGCCATTCTTTGAATTGTTTTTACCTGAGAAAAATGTTTTGGGTATAACAAGTGTTCTTCTAAAGAACGGAACACAATATACTAACATTCCAACTACTGCTGAATTTATTGGAATAGAAAACAGATGGTATGAAGTTGATGCTTTAGCAGAAGACAGAGTATTCATCGAAGACCCAACTAAAGTTTCTGACCAACCTGGTATTAAAGTTGGTAGATATATTCAGACACAAAACAGATTCATCACAGAATTTACACCTGAAGGATTCAAAAAAATGACTTTTGGTGGTGGAACAAACACCGCTCAAGATGCCTTAGACCAATTCACTACAGTTGGTGCAACATTGGACCTTCAAAAATATTCAAACAATTTATCTTTAGGTTCAGCATTAACACCAAACTCAACATTGTTTGTTCAATATAGAGTTGGAGGTGGTTTGGCAACTAACTTGGGAACTAATATTATCAATCAGGTAGGAACCGTAAACTTCTTTGTTAATGGTCCTTCGGAGTCAACCAACTCGGCTGTTGTTAACTCATTAAGATGTAACAACGTTACTGCTGCAATTGGTGGGGCTGGTGTTCCTTCACTTGAAGAGATTAGAAATTATGTATCATTCAACTTCGCAGCACAAAAAAGAGCTGTTACAGTTCAAGATTATGAATCAATCTTGAGAAATATGCCATCACAATACGGAGCACCTGCAAAAGTATCAATCACAGAAAATGATAATAAAATTTTAATTCAAATATTATCTTATGATACTTCAGGAAAACTTACAAGTATTGTTTCTAACACTTTGAGACAAAATATTGCAAATTATCTTTCTAACTATAGAATGATGAACGATTATATTTCAATATTAAGTGCTGAAGTTATAGACTTGAGTGTTGATGTCTCCATTGTTTTAGATTCTGCTCAGAATTCAGGTCAGGTTATATCTGATGTAATTGATAAAGTTTCATCTTACTTCAATCCCCAAACAAGACAACTTGGTCAGAATGTGTATCTATCAGAACTTAAGAGTATCATACAAGATTCTAATGGAGTATTGACAGTTACAAGCGTTGATGTATTCAATGAGGTTGGAGGACAATACTCATCCGCTGAAACATCTATGGAATATTCAAACGCTGAAACAAAGGCCATTGGACCAGTTGACGACACTATTTTTGCTCAACCAAATCAGGTGTATCAAATCAGATATCCAAATAAAGACATTAGAGTATCAGTTAAGAATTTCCAAACAGTTACATTCTCTTAACAAGTTTATTTATTTCATTATTGAGTTATAATTTAAATGTGTGTTCCCAAAAAAATTCACATTAACTATTTATAACTAAACATCTCAATGGGTCAATCGTATAGGATTAGGACCGAACTCGGTGTTAACAAGACGATAAACGTTCAAATAGACCAAGAGTTCGAATTTCTCGAGATTTTGTCTCTCAAGTTACAACAGGAGGACATTTATGTCAGAGCTTGCTCTGATTATGGTGTTCTTGTTGGAAGAGTTACCGCTAATAATGGGTTAGGTGTTCCTAATGCAAGGGTGGCGGTTTTTATTCCAATTGAAGTTGTAGACCAATCCAATCCAATCATTACTTCAATTTATCCTTATAAGTCAGTTAATGATAGAAATGAAGATGGCTATAGATACAATCTTCTTCCATATGAGAAATCATATTCCAAACACGCAGCAACAGGAACATTACCTTCAAGAATAGACGCTTTGACTGCGACAACTGTTGTAGACATCTACGACAAATACTACAAGTTCACTGCAAAGACAAATGAGAGTGGAGATTACATGATTATGGGTGTTCCATTAGGTATTCAAAATATCTTAATGGATGTGGATTTATCAGATATCGGAGAGTTTTCTTTGACACCACACGATTTAATTAGAATTGGTTTAGCTACGGAAGCTCAAGTCGCTGGAGATACTTTTAAGACATCAACAGACTTGAATTCTCTACCACAGATTATATCAATTAATAAACAAATTGAAATATCACCTCTT